GTTATTTAAAAAATAACGTGATGAAGAAACTAATAATACATATATTTATACACATAACAAACTAAACAAATGGGATATTTAAATAATCAAGTTGTAACAGTAGATGCCATCTTAACTAAAAAAGGCAGAGAGTTACTAGCAAAAAATGACGGTTCTTTTAGAATTACACAATTCGCACTATCAGATGATGAAATAGATTATACACTATATAATCCAATTCACGAATCAGGATCAGCATTTTATGGAGAAGCAATTGAGAACATGCCCTTATTAGAGGCATTTCCTGATGAATCTCAAATAATGAAATATAAACTATCTACCTTACCAAGAGGAACAGCTAAAATGCCGGTATTAGACCCTGGATTTGCTGCTATAAGCTTAAAACAAGGTTCATCATTGGCTATTGAATGTCAAACTATGAATTATTTAGGGAACGCTTCTACAAAAGAAACATCAGGATACTCAGCTACAATAGCAGATGTTAGAACAATGTCTACTTTTGCCGGAGTTGGGGTACAATCCTCAGCAGCAGCTTCCCAAAATTCGAGTTCAACAACAACATTAGGTACAAATGTATCCTCAACAGTAATTGGTAAAACTATTAATTTAAAAGCAACAACTGTCAACACTTTATTTGGGTCTAATACTCAATTAAGTACTACAATTACTCTTATTGGGTTAGATAGTGGAGCTAGAATAACTATTCCAGTTACAATTACAAAAACAATTTAAAATATAAAACATGAGTTTTAAAAGATTAGATCCCCAAGATTTTTTAGTAAGTGCTGATGCCATACAATCCACAGCTTGGTCTACAGGTAACCAAGTCCTAGATTCATTCTCCACATCTTCAGCTCAAGTTGCAGGTACATCAGGTAACTATTACATGACTGTATATGATTCAAATGGTCAATTAGCATCTTCAAGTCCTCAATTTGATATTGCATATGGAAATAAAGAAGGTTTAGGAAGTACTCCATTTAACAGTACTTACCCTGAAAAATCCCCATCAGCAGTAATTTATGGTCAGTATAGATCCATGGTATTAGAAGATGAAAATGCTGTTTTTATTACAGGACAAGGAGCAACAGGGGTAACTCAACCATGTAGCACTACTACAAGTAGTACTATAGTAGAAATGGATAATTTTTACGCTATATCTATAGATAGAGCTAGATATAAACAAAACCTATTCCCGGGTACATTTAATTTAATTTTAGGAGATGTAAATGGGAACACATTATACTTAACAGATAATTCAAATGATACATCTGTTCAATCCTTTTTAGGATCAACAAGAGCATTCCAAATAATATCAGGATCAAATGGAACATCATATGCAGGATCTACAAATGGTGGTTATACCCCTGAAAGTGGTTCTTATGGTTTATTCCTTCCAGATATGGGTACAATTTTATTAAATCCCGATGCTATAGAATTAACAATACCAGATGCAGCTGCTGATAAAACTTCAGGAGCTACAAATGAAATTAATTATTCAAAAATATTTACTTCAATAGCTCATGGAGCATCATTTGCATTAAATTCAGAAGAAACGATTACTTCAGATTATATTTTTATTAGAGCAAGAAACTCAGAATTTAATTATTCTGAAAACCCATCATTTATATCAGGATCTACAGGAGAACTAATACATGATTCTTTCATCAATAATCCTCAAGTTTTTATGACCACAGTAGGAATGTATAATGATTCAAATGAATTAATGGCTGTTGCTAAACTCTCCAGACCTTTAATAAAAGACTTTACAAAGGAAAGTTTATTGAGAGTTAAATTAGATTTTTAGGATGAATGAGTATTTACAAGCCCCTTACAACATCAGATGTAGTAGTAACTCCATTTAAAGTAAACAAAAGTTATTCTTTTGAGGGGACAAGTTCTTTAAACTCCTCAGATGTAGGAATAAATAGATTTTTAGGTTCAAATATTAGTTCAAATATCTGGGTCTCAGGATCAAACCCAACAGGTAAAACAACTTCATTAAACCAAGAATTAGTATACAGCTCAATAAAACAGTTATATTATACCAATTTTATAAATGGTTCTAATGGCTCCCCAGTTTTAACATCATCAATTTCAAATGATATTTTAGAAAGTCAACATGGAATCCAACCTATGTATGAAAATTATTTATCATCAACACTACCCCCTAATAGATACTTCCCAACAGGATCAGATGATGTAATAGGAGTAGTTTCTGTTCCATCTAGTTTATTTGGAGAAAACATTAAACCAGGAACATTAGAGATAGAATACTCTTGTTCAGTAGTTGATGGGATAATTAAGGATGACGGAAATGGAAATTTGTATCAAGAAGATTTTAAAGTTGGAGATATAATATACCAACATGGGATGATTATAATAACAGATTTTCCATTTACATCTGCTCAATATGGAAATAATCTAAACTCAGGTTATGGAAATACCCAATACGGAACTAATTCAAATGAATTAATAAAAAAATTTGTTTCAACTAATGACATTAAGATAGACTTTCAAAGTACTTTAACTATATATGAATCCCAATATAAGTGTACTTTTAATCCTAATGAATTTACATTTTCCCAAAACCCATCAATAATATCAGGAAGCTGTAATAATATAACAGGTAAATTAAGAAAATTTGCCACCCAACCTTATTTTGAGCCCTATGTAACAACTATAGGACTATACAACCAATCTAATGAATTAGTAGCTGTTGGTAAGCTATCACAACCCTTACAAAGTTCAAACACAACAGACACCACAGTACTAATGAATTTAGATTTATAATTTTTTAATAAACATAACCACAAATGGCATTAGAATTAGATAAAACAGGAATAAACACAGGAGATGATATCCTTCCAGGGCACGTAACTCAATCAATAGATGCCCTTACAGGAGATAAGGAATATGATATTACAATTTCAGGTTCATTATCTTTAAAAGGAACCACTTCTACTCCTCAAGATGATGTTTTAACCATAGATACTCAAACAGGTAAAATCCACCACATCCCAAAAACATCATTGATAATAACTCCACCAACCCCAACTATCCCAACTTTACAAGAGGTAACAACAGCGGGCTCATCAACTAATAAAGAATTAACAACAGTTGATATAAACTCTTCAGGAACAATAACAGCATCATCATTAGTTTCAACAGGAAATATAAGCGCTAGTGGACATTTATTTATTGCAGCCGATCAAAGTAGTACTGTAGATAAAGTAGCTTTATATAACGATACAACAGGAGAAATATTTTATACTAGTTCTGATGCCTTTGGAGGTGGAGATAGTTTATGGACTGTAGATTCCTCAAATTCTGATCAAATTAATTATGAAGGGTTTATTGCCCCATCTATCAAAAGTACAAGTTCTTCATCTATAGCTATTGGACATGACTCATTAAAAGATAATGGAACAGCCGAAAACAATATAGGAATTGGAAGAGAAGCAGGAAATAAAAATACCGGAACTGATAATATTTTTATAGGACATAAAACTTCAAAACTAACAGTTGGTGGAAATTACAATACAATACTAGGCTCAGAAGTATTTTTAAACAACACAACTTCTAACTACAATACTATTTTGGGATATAAAGTCTCCCCTGATAAAGTTTCTTCACAGAAAAATGTTTATTTAGGAGCCAGCATAAACTCATCACAAAATAGTAATACAGAAAATGAAATTATTATAGGTTATGGAACTACAGGTGTAGGAAGTCATAGTGTTCGTTTAGGTAATTCCACAATAAAAAATATTGAAGGGAATGTTACATTTGTTGCTGCCTCAGACAGTAGAATAAAAAATAATGTAACAGAGTATAAATTAGGTTTAGATTTTATCAAACTTCTTTCTCCTAAATATTACAATAAAGTAAACCCTGCTGATTATCCTGATCCAATTTTAGAAGAAAGATTTACAGGAAATAACCCCGAAGCTAGACCTGATGACGATACAGACATATATGATGGTTTACTAGCACAAGATGTAAAAACTGCATTAGAAACTTTATCAGAAACATCAAAAATCCACAGTGAAAATATTAATGGAATGCAGGGTATTTCTTATAGTTTATTAGTACTTCCTTTAATAAAAGCAGTCCAAGAATTATCTTCTAAAATAGATAATATTGAAACCCAACTGGCTAACCAATCAGACCCAGACCCAGACCCAGAACCAACACCCTCACCTTCTCTTACAAATATGAGCCCTCAACAAGCAGAAGTAGGAGAAACTGTAACAATAACATTTACAGGACAAAACTTAAATGCAGATTTTAGTAATAGTACTCAAATGAATTGGAGTCCTGCATTTTCATCTTACCAAGCAGGTACATTTACTCCTAATGGTAACCAAATATCATTTGAAATTACAATAGATTCTGATGCAACTTTGGGTGAATATAATATAGGAACTAGAGCTGATTCTAACGAAGAATTATTATACACAGGTGGTACCTTTGAAATATTAGCATCAACAGCAGATGAAATAGATGAAGATGATAAAGAAGAAAGACCAACCCAACCATCCTCAGATTATATTGTTACAACTGACAATACAACCCCAGGGGATGCAAGCACTAAAAATGTATTCTGGGTAGATGGGCCTCAAGCAAGTAATGGTCCTCAACCTAATATTGGAGCTTTTGAAAAACTTTCAACAAACACATTCTACCAGGCAAATTATACAGACCATCCTTTTAGTATTAACACAACAGGCAATTTTACTGATGGAAATATGTCAGGAGTTACTGTACAAACCGCTAATGGAACTAACAATTGGCCACCAAATTCAGCCCTTATAACTTTAACAGTACCTAGCAATAGTCCAGATACACTATATTATTATTGTGCAAGCCATAGCGGAATGGGAGGTGAAATTAGTATATTTACTTCATCAGGGAATGATAATGTAGGTGGATAAAAATTAACTAAAATTCATTTATGAATTGGAATTACAATGGAGAGGAAATGATCAATTTTGATCAATTTCCAAAAAACACATTTGGTTTTGTATACAAAATCACTCACCTAGCTTCTGGAAAAGCATATGTAGGTAAAAAAGTACTAATACACAATCGCAAAGTTAAAGTAACTAAAAAAGACTTAGCAATGTATGAAGGTGTTAAAGGTAGAAAACCAACCCACAAACGTGTTAGTAAAGAATCAGATTGGAAAACATACTATGGCTCCAACAAACATCTAAAAGAAGCTATTGAAAAACATGGTGTAGAAGAATTTGAAAGGTATATAATTAAAATTGCTCCAAGTAAAAAATTATTAACTTACTACGAGACACAATATCAATTTATATATCAAGTTTTAGAAAAACCTGAAGAATTTTATAACGATAACATTTTAGGAAAGTTTTTTACAAAAGATTTTGAGAATTAAAATCTCATTCGTACATTATACCACATGATTAATGAACTGCTAGTTAACCTAGTTAATACTGTTTTAGGAACAAGTAAAAGGACTGCAAGGGGGAATCAATCCTACCATTGTCCTTTTTGTAATCACCATAAACCTAAATTAGAAATTAATTTCACTGAAAATAAAAAAGGTCATAATCCTTGGCATTGTTGGGTATGTGGTAAAAAAGGTAAAACTATAGGAGGTTTATTTAAATTACTTAAAACATCATCTGATAAGTTTGTAGAATTATCTAAATTAGTTAAAACTGGAAGTGAAGTAGAAGAAGTCATAGTAGAAAACATAGTAGAACTTCCCAAAGAATTCAAACAAATACTCAACAATACAGATTTAACAGCTAAACAAGCATATTCATATTTAAGAAGAAGAAATATAACTGATGATGATATTATCAAATACAACATTGGATATTGTAATTTTGGTAGATATAAAAACATGGTTATAATACCATCATATGATAAAGATGGTACACTAAATTACTTTACAGGTAGGTCATTTGAAAAAGATCCATTTGTAAAATATAGAAACCCCGAATGTTCAAGAGACATAATACCATTTGAATTATTCATAAACTGGGATTCACCATTAGTACTATGTGAAGGTCCATTTGATGCAATGGCAATAAAACGAAATGCTATACCTTTACTAGGTAAAAACATACAATCTAGCTTATTAAAAAGAATAGTACAATCTACAGTAGAAAAAATTTACATAGCATTAGATACTGACGCTATGAAGCAATCACTTAAGCATTGCGAATACTTAATAAACCAAGGCAAAGAAGTATACCTTGTTGAATTAGATGGAAAAGATCCAAGTGACTTAGGATTCTCTTATTTCACAAAACTAATTCAAAACACTGAACCAATAGACGAATATGCTCTAATGGAGAAGAAAATCTCATTAATATGAGTAAAAGAAACATTAAGAAGAAATACAATAGGGTACTAGAAATATCTGAAGATGCTAAACAAATAACACTACCAGATTCTAGATATTATAGAAGAAACGGTAATTATTACCCATCAATTACATATGTCTTAAGCTGCTATCCTAAAGGTAAATTTTTCCAAGATTGGCTTAAAAAAGTAGGATACAGTGCTGACTATATTGTTAGAAAAGCATCTGAAGAAGGAACTCAAGTACACGAAATGTGTGAAGATTACCTTAATGGTAAAGAATTAAATTTTTTATCCCAATCAGGCAACCCTCAATATGATCCAATGGTGTGGCAAATGTTTTTAAAATTTGTCGATTTTTGGGAAGAATATAATCCAACACTACTAGAAGCTGAAGTACATCTATTTTCAGATGAACTTAAAGTAGCAGGTACATGCGATTTAGTATGTGAAATAGACGATGAACTATGGATTATAGATTTTAAAACATCAAACCACTTACAAACGACTTACGATCTGCAGACCGCTGTTTACGCCAAATGTTACGAAGAGTGTTTTGGGAAAAAGATAGACAGACTAGGAGTTCTATGGTTAAAATCATCCAAACGTGGACCTAAAGAAGGTAAGATTCAAGGTAAAGGTTGGGAAATGTATGAATCAAAACGTACACAAGATGAAAACATAGATATATTTCAAACAGTTAAAAAACTATTTGACCTAGAAAACCCAAGACACTCACCAATATTTACTGAATTCAGAACGCAAGTTAAGAAAAAAGACTAATATTTATGTCATATGATTAAATTAGTTGATTTGTTAAAAGAGGTTCAAGGTAAACCAAAAGCAATAGTTTTAGCAGGAGCTCCTGGAGCAGGAAAAGGTTCTATTTTAGGAGATTTAGATTTATCTAGCTTAAAAACACTAAACTTAGATGATACAATAGCAGCTTTATCTAAAACAGATGGATTTACATTAAATCAAAAATCAGCAGATGCTGAAAATAGGAGTAAATTTATGAAAGCAATGCAAGCTGCAACTAAAAAACTTAAAGGTGAACAACTCCCACAAGCTATAGCAGACCGCGAATCTTTTATATTAGATGGCACGTCTGCATCCAAGAATCAGACAATTAAATTATTAGATCAGCTAAAACAGTCAGGATACGACGTTCTTATGCTTTATGTTTATACCGACTTAGAAACGTCATTAAAACGTAATCAAGAAAGATTTGAAAAATCAGGTGGAGAAGATAGAAGTTTATTACCTGGTGCAGTATTAAGTACATGGAAAGATGTTACTGCTCATTTTGAAATATATAAAAGTATGTTTAATAATTTTGTTTCTGTAGCCAATACTGGTGATTCTGAAACAATGAAAGATATAGCAAATATACTAAAAACCTATATAGATCCTTTTAAGGTTAAAGACGGTAGAGAAAAAACCGAAAAAGAAGAAGCAAGAAGTGAAGCCCAAAAAGCAAAATTAAACCAGGAAGTACAAGATATTTTACAATCAGATCAAGTACAAAACATAATTAATTCCTCAGTTTCAAAAGAAGAAGCACAAAGTAAGATAAACGCATTTTTAAAATGAGCAAGTTAAGTGATTTTTTAGTAGAAAGTATTCTAAATGAAGATACTCCAAAACAAGTAGTTGCTTTATTTGGGGGTGGATTTAAACCACCTACAAAAGGTCATTTAGAAGTAATCATAAATGGTCTAAACCAAAACCCAGAAATAAATAAACTAAAAATTATAGTTGGAGGTGGAGAAAGGGACGGAATGACACAAGATCAATCAGTTAAAATATGGGAGTTTTACACTAACTTAAACCTTATTCCTCTTAGTAATGTTGAAATTATAAAATCAAACCCCTTTACTTATTATAAAGATTACTTAAGGAAAAACCCAGAAGATAAAGTATATGTTTTTATAGGGTCTAGAGAAAACAATGATAAAGATCAATTAGACGTAGATGAAAGGTCTAAGTTCATTAAAAAGTACAGCAATAATGTAATACCTGTAGAAGTTTCTACTGGGGGGAGCGTAAGTGGAACTGAAGCAAGAAAATTATTTAAAACAGATATAGACGCTTTTAAAACTATGCTACCTAGTACTTTGTTAGATAGAGATGTTGAACATATTATAGATATACTAAACAACAACGAAAAGTCTACTCCAAAACCCGAATCTAATAAAACAGAACCACTTAAACCTATAAATGAAGATATTATAGATAAAACTGATTTTGTACTTCCAAGAGGTAAAAAAATGATTTTACAAGCCGAAGACGAAGATTACAATAGAGGTTTAATAGTAGAATTAACAGAAGAAGGTGGATATAAAATGAATTACTGGTATGGAGAAGATGCTAAAGTATACCCTGTAGAAGTATTAGTAGATGGAGAATCCATAAAACCAGATGCTAACGAAGTTTACATGAAATTCCATCCTGAATTAGAAAAAGAACCTTTAAATGAAAATGCTACATACTCTAGTAAAATAGACTATAAACAACAAATTATAGATTTAACGAAACATATGTTAGATAAGGGTATGAATATAAAACCCCTACCTAAAGTAATATTCAAACATGGAGATCAAGAAAATGCATCTCAATTTTTAGGTAAAACAGCATATTATAGCCCTGACACTCAAGAAATAGTACTATACACAGAAGGCAGGCATCCAAAAGATATAGCAAGATCATTTGCACATGAAATGATTCACCATATTCAAAACTTAGAAGGCAGATTAGGAGGTATTAACACTACCAACACAACACAAGATGATAATCTAAATGACATTGAAAGAGAGGCATATACAAAAGGTAACATGACATTCAGAAACTGGACTGACAATAAAGATGGAGAAGAAGTTACTAGTTTAAATGAAGGTCCACAATTTGGAGTATTATACCATTTTACAGAATACTTATTAGATGTTTTAGATGATAACATGTTAAGGGGCCCAATAAGTTTAACACGTAGTAGAGATTCGTTTGTTAAAGATTGGATAGGGAGTGTACCTATTTTAGTATTAGATAAAGATAAATTACGTAATAATTATAAAATAAGACCCTATCAATCATATGATGATGATGGTGGGTCCGAAGATGAAATGGAGGAGGTAATAGATAGAGATATTACAAATCTAAATAAATATATTATTAAAGTAATACTACCTAAACCAAACGAAGAATACGAAAATACTTTAAAAGAAAAAGGTATATCTTATGAAATAGATAAACAATTAAATGAAATAGGAGATGCTAGTTCAAAAATATTTAATTATAAAAAAATAGAAGGACCTAAACCTGATTTTTTTAGAAGAGTTGTTGATGCCAATAAAGAAGATGTAGATTTTAATGTAATATATGAATTTGAAACAGATTTAGGCACTTTATACAAAGTTGAACTTGAATGTGAATACTACTCATTAAGTATGAACAGAGATTATGGAGTAAAAGGAGGAACTGGAGATGATTTAGAAGTAGAAATAAATTTTTATGCGGATGGTGATCAAAGAATGACATCTACTAATAAAGGAGAACAATACTCAGTAATGGCAACTATCACAGATATTATAATTAATTGGATAAATGAATGGGATAAATATTTTTATATTAATTACATCTGGATAGAACCAAAAGTAGAAAATGATGAGGAAGATAAAGATGCTATTAACAGTCAAAGAGGTAGATTATATAAAGCCTACCTAGAAAAAAGTTTATCAAAACTTAATAAAGATTATAAAATTTATCAAAAAACAGATGCTTTCAAAATTTTACCTACATTTGAAAATCCTAGTATTCCAAAAAAAGTAAATGAAAAAACTAAAGATCCATTTGGTTTAAATCAATTTGCAAGAGAATTAATGGGAGAAACTAAAAAACCTACCACAGAACATTTGGAGGAGCAAGAAGAAGTTCGTATATTCACCACAAATTGTGGATGTGATAAAGCTAAAAGAACTATATAAAAAAGTTATTAAAGAGGTAGAACCTCAAAACTATACAATATACTGTGATATGGATGGTGTATTATGTGATTTTGAAAAAAGATTTAAAGATCTAACAGGTTTAATTCCTAATGAATTTAGAGACAAAAATGGAATAAATGAATTTTGGAAAGTAATAGATAATGATGGTGTTAGATTTTGGGTAGGAATGGATTGGATGTCTGATGGCAAACAATTATATGATTATATCAAACCTAACTTATACTCACTACTATCTTCACCATCTTCAATTAACAGTTCTCGATTAGGAAAAAGGTTATGGGTAAAAAATAAAATACCTGGAACTAAACTTATTTTAGCAGTAAGAAAAAACAAACAAGACTATGCTAAAGAAAATGCAATATTAATAGATGATCTTAAGCCTACCATTGATGAATGGAACGCTAAAGGAGGTATAGGAATCCTACACACCTCAGCAGAATCAACTATAAAACAGCTAAAAGAGCTAGGATTATAAGTTTAACTAAACAATAATTATGAATAAAATTAAATCAATTGTAAACTCATCATGGTTTAAAGCAGCAGCTGCAGGCGCAGTTGGAGTACTTCTTCTAATGGATAAAAATGTATTGTACGCAGGTATAGCATTTGGTATCGGAATTAGAGAATTTTTATTAGCATTTAAAAGTTAAATTAAATGGCATATTCAGCTAAGGAAAAAACAGGGATCGCCAAGAAAAAAAGAAAAGGCATCCACGCAAAAAGCAAAACATCAAAACTTCCAGGTTCAAAAAATTATAAAAAACCTTATAAAGGTCAAGGACGATGAAAGATAACATCCTAAAAAAAGAATTCAAGAAAAAAGACGTAGAACGTCTTCGTAACTTAGTTAAAGGTAAAAGTACAGAACGTACTGGAGCTGGTGTAGGTTATACTAAACAGGAAGAATTCCATAAAGAAGGAGATATCTGGGAAGAAAATGGCCGTAAATGGACTATAAGGGACGGTGTAAAAGAAAACATAACCAAATTAGACAAGTTTAAAAAAGCAACCGTCCCTTTATTTTGTCCCTCTTGTAATAAAATAATGAACAAGCAATTAGACCCCCACTATTTTAAAGCACATGGGGCTTGTTTAGATTGTATTAAAGAAAAAGAAACTAAACTAATATTAGCAGGCAAATTAGAAAACCACAGCAAAGAAATTAAAAACAAAGAAATTGATAAAGTTATTGAAGAATTTACTCAATTTATGAAACACAAGATGTCGGAAAGTAATGATGGTTTTGTAACGGAATCGGGTGAAGTTGAAAATTGGGTTGGTGGAATTAATAAAGAAAGAGCAGAAGAATCTTTACGTGAGGGTATAGAATATCTAAAAGGTCTTAAAAAAGAATAATATTATAACCTTTCTAATTTTTTATAATATTTATAACAGTATAAAAGGTTGTTTCCAATAAAAGTAAATATTTAAACTTTTTAACAAAAACAAATGGAGAACGAATTATTGATGAGTATCCTAACGGCTATAACAAGTGCATTAGGTA